TGCAGGGGCTTGAGGATCAACTGACGGCGTTTGTCACCACCGGCAAAGCCAACTTTAAAGAGCTGGCAGCCAGCATCCTCAAGGATCTGGCGCGCATCGCAATCCGCGCTGCGATCATCGGCCCGATTGTGAAGGCGCTCGGCGGTCTGTTCCCCGGCTTTGCCTTTGCCAACGGCGGCATCATGACCGGCGACGGCCCGGTGCCGCTGAAGAAGTACGCTAACGGCGGCATCGCCAGCAGCCCGCAGTTGGCGATGTTTGGCGAAGGCAGCCAGCCTGAAGCCTATGTGCCCCTCCCTGATGGCCGGCGTATCCCTGTTGCAATGCAAGGCGGCGGTGGCAGTAGTAACACCACTGTCAACGTCTCAGTAGATGCCAAGGGCACCAGCGTGCAGGGCAACAGCGGTCAAGGCGAGCAACTTGGTCGTGTCATTGCGCAAGCAGTGCAAGCAGAATTGATTAAACAAAAACGGCCTGGTGGCCTACTGATGGCATAACCCATGGCAACCTTCACTTACACGCCCAGCTTTGAAGCTACCGAGAGCAGCAAGCCTCGGGTACGCAAGACGCAGTTTGGAGACGGCTACGAACAGCGGGTTACCTTTGGACTAAACACCGATCCTAAGGAATGGACTCTTCAATTTTCTAATCGTACTGATTCAGAACGCGATCAAATTACGGCATTTTTTGATGCGCGTGGCGGCGTTGAATCATTCGACTGGACATCACCTCGCAACATTGCTGGCAAATACGTTTGCGAGGAATGGCAGGTGACGTTGAGCAACTGCAACAACAACCAAATCCAAGCGACTTTCCGCCAAGTGTTTGAACCGTGAGCGCACCCACACCTTGGCAAAGCGGCACCGCGCATAATGTTGGTGATGTCGTCCAGGCATTCACTGATCCCGGTACTGGCTTCTTCTTTCGCTGCGTTGTCGCTGGTACTACTGGTAGCGCCGAACCATTTTGGCCATCATTTATTGGCAATGAGACGGTTGATGGCACCGTCACATGGGTGGCGGTATCAATTATCTCCGGCGACTTCCAAGCTCCAGACCCTAGCGCCATTATTGAGTTATTTGAACTGCAGCTATTTGCTAATATCCACGGCGTCAATGATGTCTACCGCTTCCATGCTGGCACCAACTTAGTCAACAATGGTGAAGTGGTATGGAAGGGTAACGCCTACCTGCGGTTTCCTGTTGAGGCAGACGGCTTTGAATATACCGGGCAAGGTGCATTACCACGCCCCAAGATTCGCATTAGTAACATCCTCGGCAGCATCACTGCAATTTTGCTGAGTATGCCGAATGGGCTAGAGGCAGCAAAGGTAACGCGCATCCGCACCTTAGGCCGCTACCTAGACGCCGCAAACTTTCCAGTCAGTGGCGACATCCTGCTAACAGAAGATAGTTTTGCATTACTGCTTGAAGATGATGGGTCCATATTGCTGGAGCCGATCAATCCAAATGAAGACACCTCGGCCGAGTTCCCGCGTGAGATTTACTACATCGACCGCAAGAGCGCCGAGAATCGTGAGATTGTAGAGTTTGAGCTGGCTTCGGTATTTGACCTTGCTGGCGTCAGGGCACCCAAGCGGCAGTGCATCGCCAACATCTGCCAGTGGGTGTACCGCTCCAGTGAGTGCGGTTACACCGGCACCAACTACTTCGATGCCAACAACAACGCCGTAGGTAGCGCCAGCCTTGATGTATGCGGCAAGCGGCTTAGCAGTTGCCAAGTACGGTTTGGCACTAATGCTGAGCTGCCGTACGGAAGCTATCCAGGCGTTGGGTCTGCAGCATCATGACCTGGCAAGACGCAGCACTGGAACACGCCAAAGCAGAAGACCCGCGTGAGGCGTGCGGCTTGCTGCTGGTGATAAAAGGCCGCGAGAAGTATTGGCCATGCCGGAACCTTGCAACCAGCCCCGACCAGTTCTTTGCCTTGGCGCCCGATGATTGGGCAGCAGCCGAGGATGCAGGCGAGATCATCGCGGTGGTGCATAGCCACCCAGTAACACCACCAGCACCATCACCAGCAGATCGTGCCGCCTGCGAGGCTAATGGCCTGCCGTGGTACATCGTCAACCCAAAGACCGAGGCATGGGGTGAATGCGTTCCATGTGGCTACAAGGCACCGCTTACTGGCCGGCAGTGGGTGTGGGCAGTGCATGACTGCTGGACACTAGCCCGTGACTGGTACGCCGAGAACGGCATCATGCTGCGCGACTGGGAACGCTGCACCAACCCAGAAGATTTTCAAGCTAAGCCGTATTTTGATGATCGCTGGAAGGCAACTGGCTTCCGCGAGCTAGGCGAAGATGAAGAGTTGGAGCCCGGCGACCTGCTGTTCATGAGCATCAGCAGCCCTGGCCTAAACCATTGCGGCGTCTACCTAGGCGATCAGATGATGCTGCACCATCTGCAGGGACGGTTGTCATCTAGGGATATCCTTGGAGGTTGGGCCCTAAAATGTGTGGGAAGGAGGTTGCGTCATGCTGCGTAAGATCAAGCTGTACGGCAAGCTCGCTAAGTTCATCGGACATCGCGTACTGGAGGCGGATGTAACAACTGCTGCTGAGGCGGTGCGGTTCTTGGTTGCCAACTGGCCGGAGGTGGAACGCCATATGGCAGACCAGCATTACCGCGTCAGCATCGGCACCTACGACATTGACCTAGAAGAACTGCATCACCCAGCAGGCGCAGCACCGATCACCTTTGTGCCAGTTGTGGCCGGTGCAGGGGCTACGGCGCGGATTATTGCTGGGATTGCTCTAGTTGCATTTTCTCTTTTACTGCCTGGGGTTGGCGCTGTAATTGGTGGGGCGCTTATGACCAAAATTGGCTTGATAGGTGGGGCGCTAATTCTTACTGGCATAGCTGAGCTTTTAACGCCAACCCCTACCATCAGCCAAGACGAAGGCGACCCACGCAAGAGCTTTAGCTTTAGCGGCATCCAGAACACCAACCGTGCTGGGGTGCCAGTCCCTGTGGTTTATGGCGAGACGCTTACCGGCAGCGTTGTAATCAGCGCCGGCATTGACATCGTGCAGGTGTCAGCGTGAGTATTTTCGGTGCTGGTGGTGCTGGTGGCAAAAGCGGCGGCGGTGGCCGTAAAGCCACAGAAGCTAAGGACAATTTAGATTCAACGTCCTATGCAAAGATCATCGAGCTACTGAGCGAAGGTGAGATTGAGGGCTTTGCTACGCCATCCAAACTTGGTTTGACAAAAGGCACCACTGCTTACACCAACGCATCACTCAAGGATGTGTTCTTCAATAAGACGCGCCTGTTGCGTGAAGGCGCAAGTAACACTGCGCCGCAGGAAGCCGACTTTAATTTCTCCAACGTAACGCTAGTGCCACGGTTTGGCACGCAAGCGCAAGAGTATGTGCCGGGGTTTGATGCAGTTGAAGAGGAAGTGGCAGTTGGCTCAGACGTACTAGAAGGACTGCCGATTACGCGCACCATTAGTGACACCAACATAGACGCAGCTCGTATCACAATTAATGTGCCGCTGCTGCAAACAGTTCAAGATAATGGCGACATCCTTGGCGCTGAAATCAATCTGCAAATTGCCGTGCAGTATAACTCTGGCGGCTTTACAACAGTCATTGATGACACTATCAAGGGCCGCACCTCTGATCTGTATCAACGCGATTACATTGTCAATCTAACTGGCGCATTTCCTGTTGACATTCGTATCACGCGCATTACGCCAGATAGCGTCAGCGTAAAACTAAGCAATGCGTTTAGCTGGTTCAGCTACACAGAGCTGATCTACCAAAAGCTGCGCTACCCCAACAGCGCATACGTTGCATTGCGTATTGATGCAGAGCAGTTCAATAGCATCCCATCACGCAGCTACCGCATACGCGGTATCAAGGTACGCATCCCAAATAATGCCACCGTAGACATTACCACTGGCCGCATCACCTACGCCGGCATCTGGTCTGGCGTGTTTGGTGCTGCAGCATGGACCACTGATCCAGCCTGGATACTATGGGACTTGCTCACCAGCACACGCATCGGGCTGGGTGATCACATCCAAGAGTCCACGTTGGATAAGTGGGCATTCTTCCAAGCCAGTAAGTATTGCAACGAGCTGGTGCCAACTGGCATCAGCAGCCCAGCAACAGAGCCGCGCTTTAGTTGTAACGTCAACATCCAAACCCAAGAGGAAGCGTACAAGCTAATAAACGACATGTGCAGCGTATTCCGCGCTATGCCTTACTGGGCAGCCGGATCACTCACGATGATGCAGGATCGCCCTGCAGATCCAACAGCATTATTCAGTCTTGCAAACGTCAGCACTGAAGGCTTTAACTATGAAGGCAGCAGCCTCAAGACACGCGCCACGGTTGTCATCGTTGGCTGGCTAAACCTAGACCTTGGTGATATTGACCGCGAGGTAGTAGAAGACTTTGAAGGCATCGGCAAGTACGGCGTCATCACAAAAGAAGTGAGCGCCTTTGCCTGCACCAGCAGGTCACAGGCACACCGTATTGGCCGCTGGCTTCTTTATAGCGAAAGATATGAGGGCGAAGTGGTTGCGTTTACTACATCACTGGAGAACGGCATCATCGTGCGACCTGGCGCGATCATTGAAATTGCTGATCCGGTAAAGGCTGGCGTACGCCGCGCCGGGCGACTTAGCAGCGCCACCACCACGGTGTTGACAGTTGACAGCGATGTAGACCTACCCACCAGCGGCACCGTAAGCGTGGTACTGCCCGATGGCATCGTCGAGAACCGCACCATTGATAGCGTTGCAGGTACTGCAATAACAGTCACCGCAGCATTTACCACAGCGCCGCAAGCTGGCGCAATGTGGCTGATAGACGAGAACACAGTCCGCCCCACTACCTGGCGTGTACTTGGCATCACCGAGCAGGACGGCACCAACTACAGCATCACCGCCATCAGCTATGACGCGGGTAAATATGCCAACGTCGAAAATGGCGAACCGCTGCAGCCACGCAGCATATCGGTACTCAATGTACCGCCAGAAACGCCTACAGATCTGACTTCCACTGAGTTGTTTTATGTGCTGAATGGTCGTGTTGCAACCAAGCTATCGCTCACTTGGAAAGGTGTGCGTGGTGTTAATGAGTACCGCATCAGGTGGCGTGAAGAGTTTGGCAACTGGACAGAGGTGAAAGTATACGGGCCGCTATATGAAATAGAAGACGTTGTAAATGTCAACTATCAAATTGAAGTGTATGCCATTAGCGCCGCGCAAACACTTAGCAGCGCACCAGCAGAACTAAGTGTTGCTGTCTTGGGTGTTACCGCACCACCGGCAAACGTAACTGGCGTAAGCCTGGTGCCAGTTAACGAAAGCACCGCCATCATCCAATGGGACATAGCAACCGACCTTGACGTGTTGGTTGGTGGTGAGGTATTGCTGCGCCATGACCCACGGCAACTACCTACAGCGGAGTGGGCAACCAGTAATGCCATCGTGCAGGCAGCAGCAGGCAACCAAACCCAGAAGCAAGTACCGCTACTAGAAGGTACCTACTTTATTGCATTCCGCGATCAATCCGGAATCCGTTCAGTGACGCCTGTTGGCATCCCAGCAGTGCTGCCAACGCCGCAGCCACGGCTAGTGGTGAAGACATGGGCCGAGGAAAATGAATCACCTAAGTTCAACGGCACTGACACTAACTTGGGTTATGACGCTGGCTATGACGCCCTATTCCTTGACCCAAGCGTTGACATGGACGGTGAATACATCTACGAGGATACGCTTGACCTAGGGCAGGTATATGACATAAATGTGCAGCGGCGTGTCGTAAGTGGTGCCGTATCTTTTGGCACATTATTCGACAGCGTATCCGGTTCGTTTGATGATCAGCCAGGAGACTTTGATGGCGGTGACCTTGACCAGGTGAATGCCGTCACCTATGTGCGCGTTACTGACGACAACCCAGCCAGCTCCCCTACCTGGGGTGACTGGAACGAATACGCCAATGCCATCGTGCGCGGTCGTGGCATCCAGCTCAAAGTGGAAGGCGCCACCCGCACAATGCAGGTGGGGCTAGTCATCAGCGAACTTGGGGCCACTGCTGAATTGCAGCAACGCACCGAAACTGCTAGCAACACCGGCAGCAGCACTTATACTGTGACCTACGCCGATGCCTTCTACGCGGCTCCTGATGTGACCATCAGCCCATCAAACATGGCCACTGGTGACTTCTTCACGCTGACCTCGGTGACTCGAACAGGGTTTACAGTGGCATTTAAGAACAGCGCCAATGCAGCCGTGACGCGTAGCTTCACCTACACTGCCGTTGGTTACGGGAGGGAAATCTAATGGCACAAGCTGACCAGACCGTACAGAACGCAACGTTCCCAACGGTACGCGCTGACATCAACAACAACCTTGCGGCATTGTTTACGGATAGCAGCGGCGCCACTGCGCCAACGGTAACGGCTGCATTTCAGGATTGGATTGATACCAGTGGTGCCAGCCCACTATGGAAAAAGCGCAATGCTGCTAATAATGCGTGGATCACACTCGGGACAATCAGTGCCAGCACTATTGCTTTTGAAGGTACACTGCCTAGTCAAACAGGCAACGCAGGTGAGTATCTAACCACCGACGGCACTGTCGCTAGCTGGGCGTCGATTGTTTCGGGCATTAATGCTGCAGATGTCTTTGCAAGTTCCGGCAACTGGACATGTCCGGCAGGTGTAACGAAAGTATTGGTTAGCGTTATTGGTGGTGGCGGAGGTGGCAGGGGGTATAACACAACTACCGGCACGGGCGCCGGTAATGGCGGCCGCGGTGGGCATGGGTTTGGGGTGTTGACTGTGACGCCAGGCACTGTTTATACGGTGACTATAGGTAGCGCCGGAGATGGTACTGTAAGCTCCAGTAGTCCTGCCAATGGAACCGCAGGCGGAACTAGCACGTTTTCTACTATTTCAGCGACTGGGGGCGCCGGCGGCACTTTCAGCAATGGCGCTGATGGGTCGTGCAGCTCTGCTGATGCAACATTGCGAAGAACAGTTGGAGGCAGTACTGTTTTTATTGTGGGCGGCTCATCTAGCAGAGCTGCTAATTCAGGGACAAGCGGTATTGCATACGCAATTACCAGCGAGTTGGGTGCAGGCGCCAGCGGCTCCGGCGGCCTTTCTTCCGCAGGAAACGGAGCAGGCGGCGTTGGTGGTGCAGTCGCGCTTCTCTACTAACAACCATGAACTACGCAATCATCAGTTCCACTGGCCTTGTCGTTAATGCCATTGAGTGGGATGGCGTTACATCATGGAGCCCGCCGGCTGGGCACATAGCATTGCCGTTGATTGAAGGCGGCATCGGCTGGACCTTTGCTGACGGGCAGTTTATTGCGCCATCCGATACAGAGACAGTAGAGTAGGTCATAAAGGACTGCTCCAGCCATGGCTGACCGTAAGATTTCAGACCTGACAGCACTGACCACGCCAGCGTCAGGTGACTTTCTGCCAATCGTTGACATCAGCGAAGCAGCAGCAGCCAGCAAGAACAAACGCATCACGATCGAGGAACTGTTCCGTGGTGTACCGCTAGGGACGGCGGCTGCCCCCAGTATCGCCATCGAAGGCGACGAAGATACCGGAGTGTTCTCCCCCGGCGCTAACCAACTAGCCATCTCAACTAATGGAGTTGAACGCGTTGAGTTTGGCACCGGCGAGGTGGTGTTCAACGATGGTGGCGCCAACTACGACTTCCGCATCGAAGGCGACACCAACGCCAACTTGTTCTTCGTTGATGCTTCGACTGATCGAGTAGGTCTGGGGACTAGTAGCCCTAGCGCAAGGCTAACCATTGCAGACACAACTACTCCCTATATACGTATTGAGCGGCCAGGAGTGACTACATGGCAAATCCAAAACAACCAGATTAGTACTGAAACCGGTTTTTCGGTTAATAACATTACATCTTCTACTACTCCATTCTTTATTGGCGAGTCAGGCCGAGTAGGGATTGGCACTACGAGTCCTGGCGTTGCTCTCCACGTCGATGGCGACATTCGTTGCGATGGTGTTTACGGCGAAACAGATACCAACACCAGCATTCAATTCCCCGGATCTGATGTCATTACCTTCAACGAAGGGGGTAGCGAAGCCGCCCGCATTGACAGCTCCGCCAGGCTCTTAATTGGCACGTCTACTGCGCGTAGCAATCTAGGCGGCGGAGGGCAAAGTGCGCGTCTTCAGATAGAAGGAGCATCTGGCGATACAGCGCGAATTAGTCAAATCCAAAATGGCAATAATGCAAACGCTATTCAATACATTTTTGCAAAGTCGAGAGGCACCGCAGTCGGAAGCAATACCATCGTTCAGAGTGGTGACAACATTGGACAACTCAGCTTTGAAGGGTCAGACGGCACAAACTTTGTGCTAGCAGCAAGCATTATTGGCGCAGTAGACGGCACCCCCGGCGCTAACGACATGCCGGGCAGGCTCGTACTATCGACGACCGCCGACGGAGCGAGCAGCCCGACGGAGCGCGTCAAAATTGCGTCCAATGGAATTACATACATTGGTAATACCACCATTACTACTTCTAGTCAACAAACAACAGCTCCGCACGCAATAATTTACAGTAATGGCTCAAGCAATCTCCTTGCTGCCGGTGGCTTGGAATGTAATACAACATCAACAAGTGCTAGACATCACATTTCATTTACCAACCCGAATGGTGTAGTTGGTTCAATCTCAACAAGTGCTTCGGCCACCGCCTATAACACCTCCTCCGACTATCGCCTCAAGGAAAACGTTGTCCCACTGACTGGTGCTGCTGATCGCCTCAATCAGCTTCAGGTTCACCGCTTCAACTTCATCGCGGACTCTGGCAGAACGGTTGACGGTTTCATTGCACACGAAGCACAAGCCGTTGTCCCTGAATGCGTCACTGGCACAAAGGATGAAGTGGATAACGATGGCAATCCTGTCTACCAAGGCATCGACCAAGCCAAGCTGGTGCCCCTGCTGACGGCTGCGTTGCAGGAAGCTATTGCTGAGATCGCATCCTTGAAGGATCGCGTTGCCGCCCTTGAGGGCGAGTAGTCACCTTCACTTCCACGCCCAGCTCAGGTACACTGTCCCCATCACTGATGATCTCATGGCTACCACCGCTCTGCCTACCACTGAGTACACCTGGGGCGTCGCCCAGATGCAAAGGCACACCAGCGACGGAATTGTGATCGTGGTTCATTACACGGTTGACGCCAACGACGGCACCTATTCCGCTGGTGCCTATGGCAGCGTGGGCCTTGAAGCACCTGAAGGTAACGTCATCCCCTACTCTGACCTCACCCCTGAAATCGTCATCGGCTGGCTGCAGGAAAAGCTTGGCGGTGAAGAGAAGGTAGCCGAGATTGAAGCTGCCCTGCAATCACAGATTGATGAGCAGCGCACACCCACTACTGCTGCTGGCGTGCCGTGGTCCTGACGCTAGGATGGGGTTAACGCGCCAAGGCAATGTCAGTTCAGCCCGGCATTTACAATATCTCCCTTCAACGCCGGGCGGACTACAGCGTCACGCTTCAGTTCAAGGATGCCTCGGCGGCACCAATCAACCTGACCAGTTGGACGGTCGCCGCTCAGGTCTGGAATCAAGCCCGCACCACTAAATACGCTGACTTCACGGTCACATACACCAACCGTGCCACCGGCACCATTGCTATTGCATTGACGGATGAGCAGACTGCTCTGTTCCCAGATGAGGCATATTACG